AATTATCGATGGGTTCATCTTGGATTCGGCATTATACGGTATTCTAGACACTAGCGTTTTAAGTTACTAAGGAGATAAAAGACAATGGCTAAACAGACCTTCACAACTGGTCAAGTGCTCAGTGCTGCACAAATGACCAGCCTACAGCAGACTGCTATGGGCGGAGGTTCGACTACAGCAAAGACTGCCAGTTATACCTTAGTAGCAGCCGATGCTGGCACAGTCGTACAAATGAACAGTGCCAGTGCTACAACCATCACAGTCAATACAGCACTCTTTGCAGCTGGTGATACTGTACAAATACAGAATATCGGTGCTGGAGTCTGCACAGTAACGGCAGGTACAGCAACAGTAAACACTGCTGGATCATTAGCACTCAGCCAGTATGAGGGCGGGCAACTGTACTTTAATACAACAAGTGCGGCTTTATTCTTTGATACTGTGCAAGCTGGTGGTGCTGCATCTTTTAATACGTCCTCAGCGACTGTGGCAACAGCAGAGTCAACATCTTCAACAAGTTATGTCGCTTTGACAACAGCCTTAGCCGTAACAGTCACGACAGGCACAAAAGCATTGGTGAGCATAGGTTCTCGCTTCGGTAACGGAGCTACAACAAACACGAGTCAATACATGGGCTTTGCCGTTTCTGGCGCATCAACTGTTGCAGCAAGTGACCAATACGCAATCGGTTATCAGTTTTTTGGATCAAGTGTTAATTATCAACCTGTCCAAAACGGTACTTTCCTAGTTACTGGATTGACGGCAGGTAGCAATACATTCTCAACCCGCTATCGAACAAATGGCGATACTTTAGCCTTTACTAATCGCATTATTTCAGTAGTAGATTTGGGGTCATAACATGGCAATTACAAACAAAGAAATAAATCTTTCTCAACTAGATCAGGAATTAGGCGGCAAAGGTTTAATTGCTGATCTTAATAATCCAAGCAAAAAACTAATTCTGCCATCACAAAACTCGGATGTAACAGAAGCACAATTAGAAACAGCAATTGCTGCTCATGTAGCACAATCTATCGAGCCTAGTGTTGCTGATAAATTAGCAAGCGTCGGCTTGTCAGTCGATGACTTAAAGGCTGCGCTTGGACTGTGAAGCACCAACTAAGTAAAGCTGCAATTCAGTTACGAGAGCAGTTTGATGACACATTCCCAGATCGTGACCGCACATCGGATGGCTGGATCGGTGATACCCGACACGCAGCTCGCCCTAGCGATCATAATCCCGATGTTAATGGCTGGGTTCGTGCCATCGATGTTGATCGTAATGTCAGTGGTAAGTCCAAGCCAGATCTCATGCCAGATATTGCAGATCAGATTCGTCTCTTATGCAAGTCTAAAAAAGAACGCAGAATTACCTACATTATCTTTGATGGTCGTATTGCCTCAAGCAAAAAGCGTTGGGCATGGCGAGAGTACACAGGGGCTAATAAACACACACACCACTGTCACATCTCGTTTGCGAAAGAAGCTGACGATGATGGGGCTTTTTTTCAAGTACCTATGTTAGGCGGAGAATAATGAACATAAAGCATCCAGTAGTAATCGCAGTCGGAGCGTTCCTAGCAGTATGGGGAACGACATCTAACTTCTCTTTAGACTATCGACAGATTCTAGGCGCAGTTGTGGCTGGAGTATTTGGCTACGCGAGCCCTAAAAAGTGACACAGTCAGACTTCTTTACTCTTTACTTAGCAAGTCTTGGCATCATTGGCACTCTCGGTGGCTTTGTTATCAATCACTTACTTGCTGAAATTAAACGACTAAATAGTCGTGTCGATGAAATCCTTTTAATCCTCTTAGAGCGATAATTTTGCTATGGCAAGAAAAAAGGTTATTGATTTAGATACCTACACAGCGTTAGATGCCTGGGCTATTAGCCTACAAGAAATGTATAGAGCACTACGCAGAGCAGGTTTTGACGTTGAATTATCCCTAGCAATCATCATAGAACCAATGGCTTACCCGCGTTGGATCTTGCCTAATCCAGTCGAACCAGAGAAGTTCGGCGATTACGAAGATGAGGACGATGATTAAAAAACGCTATCTGGTCATATCGGATCTACAGATTCCCTATCACCATGAGCAAGCCGTTAAGAATCTAATCAAGTTAGTAAAGCGTGAGAAGTTTGACCTCGTATTAAACACAGGCGATGAGCTAGATATGCAGTCTCAAAGCAAGTGGGCACAGGGCACTAAATTAGAATGGGAAGGAACGCTCGATGCTGACAGAAGCCTTGCTCAGGATATTCTCTATGAACTTGGCACAACAGATGTCACTCGAAGTAATCACACAGACAGGCTCTACCACACGCTATTACGCGCTCCTAGCCTCATTGGACTCCCAGAACTTGAATACTCCAAGTTTATGGACTTTGCAGGACTCGGCATCCGATTCCATAAAAAGCCATTTGAGTTCCACAAAGGCTGGGTCTTAGTACATGGTGATGAAGGATCTATGAACACCAATGCTGGACTTACAGCTCTTGGTCTATCGCGTAAGTTTGGCAAGTCTGTAGTTTGCGGACACACCCACAGAGCAGGCATTAGTGCCTTTACAGAGGGCATAGGAGCCTCATACAGGACTTTGTGGGGCTTAGAGGCTGGGAATGTCATGGACAAGCGCAAAGCCTCTTATTTGAAGGCTGGGAGTGCTAATTGGCAAATGAGCGTGGCAGTCATAGAAACGCATGGAGATCGTGTTAGCCCAATGCTTGTGCCTATAAACAAGGATGGGTCATTTACCCTTTATGGACGACTTTACGCCTGACATCCGCACCACGCTAGATGATGCAGTGGATGCTGGAGAATTGTTATCGTTTTGTTATACAAATCAACGCAGCTAGTGCTTGTCGGTATGTCACACTAATATCGTAAGCCAGTCAAGGGCACTGGCTACAGATAGGTACACAATGACAAATATAGAAAAAGCATTGCTTATCTGTTTTATAGGGTTAATATTCTCTATGACACTGATAGCAATAGATGCTTATAGAACAGGGCATGAACGCGGTCTTCGAGAAGGCTGGCACAGAGGTCGGGCACTAAGCCGACAGGAATTCTGGGAAGAATGAAAGCCAATGAAATCTTACTATCAGCCACCGACACGATCCGTGATCGTGGCTTATCATATGGTCACCCTGCGGATAACTTGCAGCACACAGCAATGCTCCTCAGTGCATACCTACAAACACCGATACACGACTATCAAGTGGCAGGGATCATGGTCTTGGTTAAACTTGCAAGAACTAATCAGTCAGCCCAGCACATTGACAACTGGATCGACATGGCATCCTACGCTGGTCTAGGTGGGCAACTAGCAACAGAGGAGAACGACCTATATGTTTAACTTAGCCGATTATGAAACAGTAGAGGTGAGACTTGAGAAGTTTATTAAGGACTATGCAGATTTCCGCATTTCAACTGAGATGGAGCTTTGCGAGAAAGATAGATACATTGTCAAGGCTTATCTATTTAAGACTGCGAGCGATAGCGTTGCATGGACAACAGGATACGCTGAAGAGAAGATTACTGATCGAGGCGTTAATTCGACTTCAGCACTGGAGAATTGTGAGACTTCGGCTATCGGCAGAGCTCTTGCAAATGCAGGTTATGCGGCTAAGGGAAAACGCCCTAGCCGAGAAGAGATGACTAAGGTTGTTGCTACAAAAGTAGTAAAGCCAGCGGTACAAGATGTCGTACCAGATCAGCAAGACTATTGGACTACACCAGTCAATGAATACATAAAGGTAGTAGATGCACCACAGACATTAGAGAATGCTATGGAGACTGTAGCTGAGATCATCGGGACAGGTGAAGCACAAGAAGCACCATCATGCAAGCATGGACACATGGTGTGGAAAACTGGTCACAGTGCAAAGACCGGCAAGGACTGGGCTGCTTACCAATGCACAGCACTAGGTCATGCGGGCTTTGAGGGCAAATGCCCGGCTATCTGGTATGTCATAGGTAGCGATGGTAAATGGCAACCACAGAAGGCGAGAGGATAATGGGTCACTTAGAATATTTTAACGAAACAACTGGTGAGTGGACTAACATAGAAGATGTTCCAATGTTTGACACGATCAACTGCCAGTTATGCAATGAGCCAACAGAAGCTCACAACATTGTTGCTGAGATTAAGTTTAAGGATAATCAGCCTATTGTCGGTACATGGCAATGCAGGAAGTGTAAGACAGTCAATGGATAATCTAATTACAGCTGCAATAGTTGTAATAGTTATCTGTTCAGTATGGCTGGGCTACCTATTGGGATCTATGAATGGCTAGTCAAGCAAGGAAGCACAGAGGTTTCCGCACAGAGCGCGTAGTAGCTGAGTACCTATCGACTTGGTGGCAGGGCGCGTGTGTGGGAAGGGGTAGTGGCAAGGATATTGTGAATGTTCCGTTTGATGTTGAAGTAAAAGCCAGGGCAGGCTTTCAACCTCTTGCGTATCTAAAGCAATTAAAGGCTCGGACATCTTCTTCGGGGGAATTGGGTTTCGGAGTCATACGGCTAAATGGACAAGGAGAAGATGCTGCGGAGTATTGCGCCATCATCCGACTAGCTGATCTCTTGCCACTACTTCTACTTAAATATGGTCATCTTAATAGCGAACCCACAGATGCAGACATTGACCGCTGCTTAGCCTGTGGGTCTTACAAGATAAAGAGGTGCTTCACTTGCCAGCCTACGACTACCGATGCCCAGACTGCAATCTTAGTCAAGAAATCACACATGGATGGCACGATAGACCTATGATCCCATGCACTTATTGCAATGCACCAATGGTTAAAGTTATTGGCATTATCCCAGCTGTATTTAAGGGCAAAGGGTTCTATTCAACAGATAAATAGTTATCCACAGAAGTTATCCACAGGGGGTACAAAAGTGAAGACACGCCCAAGATTACACATGGTATTTGACAAGGTCAGTATGCTAAAGACGCAGAGCCCATCAAGGGCTCA